GCATACTGGAATGCGGCTGAAAAGATCCGTGATCTCACCTATGAAGTAACAAGTGGTGATGACGTCAGGCATCTCCGTGGTTTTGGAGCCTCAATCTGTGACAAGATTGATGAATATATCAACACTGGAAGGATGCTGAGACTCGAAGAACTCAGCTAAACCCATCTGACCTTCTTTTTTGGTTTACGCCTGAGACGAGAGAGTAAATATACATAGAACAATAGACCGTAACGTACCATTTCTTAATAAAATCCTATATTTTTAAACTGAACGAATCTTTTTTCTTACCATCATATACATTTACAATTCCTGATTCTATCATCTTCTGGTTTACTGATTGTGTATCACTTTTACGTCGATATACAGTCACGAGTGGTCGACCATACTTGTCATTTTTACCGCATTCAATCCACACTAAACCATTCACCTTGTTTCTACACATAAACGGATTCCATAATCGGAAAGGTGCGCGATCATCAAAACCACATTCTTCCTTAAACATATCACGGGCAAGTCTAGCTAGATGAATATGATCGGCTCTAGCTCTCATACCGAGACTGGGTTTCATTTCAGCTGAATCATACCCAATGGTTCTAAAATTGAACTTTAGGGGGCGACCATGAAGTATGATAACCGCTTTGAATGTATCTCCATCATATACACTCGTGATTTTTGCATATCCCTCGTAATTATTAAGACTAAAAACTGGTATCGAATCATCAACACCAGAAAGAATTCTTTTAGTGAAACAGCAATTCATATATAAAGAGGTCGGGACTCCTCTTTAAACACCTAAGTGAAACACAGAAATGATACTAAATATCAAAAAAATGTCTACTGATTTCCGCGTCGCGTTTTGCCAGGCTACACAGTCGCTTTGCCCCGATGTGCAGCGTGTCATTTGGAGCACCGTTTTACCCCGCGAAGTTAGGAGGGAACGGGTGGCGGCTGCTTTCACTGCGATGAGAGCCAAGATTATTGAGCTTGAGAGTGCTGAAGATGACGAAGATGCCCGTATGCATTTGGATCTACTCCTCGGAATGCCTGTGTACTCCCCAGATGGAGTAGATGAAGATGAGTTGAGGACTCAACGTAGAATGGCGGCCTTCTCGGGGAAGGCTAGTGCTCTCACGAGTTGGAAGTGGTATCGTAGATATTTTCTATGTAATAAGTAAATAATGACTCCAGTACTCGTATCCGTGGACAAGGCGGGTGATCTCAAGTTTGGTCGTAAGAAGTGCCGTCTCCACAAGAAGGATGAGGTGGTGAAGGTTGCCAAGAAGTATGGTGTTCCCAATGCAGAAAAGAAAACTGTCAATAAGTTATGTAGTTACATCAAGGCCAGGGCGAAGAACAGCATGAACAATGTTCCCCTAGCCAAGTTGTACCCCGAGGCTGCCAAGAAGCAGGTGGCGGCTAAGAAGCGCGCCGAGAAGAAGGCCTTTGACAGGAAGGTTGCAGCCAACTTTATGAAAGGTATGGTGACTAAGCGAATCGTAACCCCCACTCGTACCACTATCAGGGCTGTAATGCCTATGCCCAAGCCTCAAAAGAAGGCTATGCCCCTGACCAAGGATGTAGCTAGGAAGCGTATCATGGCTATGAAGGGTCTCAATGGTCGCAATAAGTTCAGTCTCGTGAACAGGCTCAGTCTCAATCAACATTCACCTCGTAAGGTTGTTCGATTGGCTCGTGAACTGGCTCGTCTTCGCTAAGGTCGTTATATACTTTCTCCTCAGTGTCATAGAAACTTGCACTATCCCCAATCATCATTTCTCTCACAATTTGATACAGCACCGTTGAGAGTGCAAATTTATACGCTAAGAATCCAACAAACGTAGCACCATAATCAAAGTCAAACGCAAATGGTGCATTATTCCACGACACTTCAAAAGCAGCTGCACCTAGAGGTGCAAAGAACTCCTTCTGAATTGTCGAATTTTCGAATTTATCCACTCGATCAGAGAGAAGACTCACATACGTATAAGATGCTACCGCACCTAACATTGCAGATACACCTTGATCAGCGCCTTGTGCGATGAAGTAAGAAGCACTCAAAGCAGAACCATAAGCAGCCGTAGAGTTTTTTAGAGTTTTTTTCAGGTGAGCATATTCGGTGTGAATTGGTTTACTGAAGGCGTAAGTGAGAGACATTTCTTGATTAAATGAGGTTAAAATCTTTATCCAAGTTAACAATAGTAAATGCCGTGTCAACGTTGCCGAAAGAAGTGTGGTGTTCCTATGAATTGTAAGTATTGTGGGGGTGATTTTTGTATGAAGTGTTTTCGTTTGGAAGTTCACAATTGTATAGGGATCGAAACGAAAAAGGAAGAACAACGTAAAGAACTCAAGGATAAACTAGCATTTGAACCACCATCGAAATGCTTAAAGATTTAATGGGTTAGTAAAGTAGAGTGGGAGACTCTATGATGCTGAGATGTCCGAGTGGTCTAAGGAGGGCGACTTAAGATCGCCTGTGCTATGCACGCGCGGGTTCGAACCCCGCTCTCAGCATATCGCACTCATAGCTCAGTGGTAGAGCGCAAGCTTAGTAAGCTTGAGGTCAGGGGTTCGAAACCCTTTGAGTGCATTTTTAAATGTGATACCCACATTTAAAAATGTAAATACTTAAGGATTATGTACATATAATATGAATGGAATTCATATATGAATGTGACGATGTACTCCCAGTTGATTTTTGTAATCGTGTTATAAATAAGTTTGAAAAGAGTAATTTAAAATTTAAAGGACTTGTAGATTCTGGGTCGAATCCCGTGAAGAAAAGTACAGATTTAAGAATATATGACGAACCTGAATGGGTAGAGGAAGAAAGGTATTTTCATATTATGATACGAAAAGCTATGAAAAACTATGAAACTTTTCTATTAAAAATGGATGTTAACGACGAAGTGAAGAAAGAGATTTCTGGATATATAATGAATACTCATATATATCCTCCACAAATTCAAAGAACTGAACCTGGTGAGTACTATCACTGGCATCATGATCAAAACCACCCTCCTTGTTGGCAGTTATTTACTTACGTAATTTATTTGAACGATGTTGAAGAGGGTTCAGGTGGAACTACCGAATTTAGTTGTGGAAAAACTATACAGCCAAAAACTGGTAAAATTGTATTTTTTCCATGCACATGGACTTATTTCCATCGTGGAAAGACTCTCGAAAAAGGTGTTAAATATATCGCAACAGCTGGGTTAATGATAAAACACCCGAAAGAAATTTCATTATCTCGTAGAGAATCGGAGCAGCGGAAATTTCCATTTATTATTTCGCCTAAATGATTTAAAAAGAATATTGTATAATCACAAAATGAATAAGGACCGTCGTGCAGTCGTTATTCATGATGTGGCGTCTTTACTATTTCTCGCACCATTCTCAGCATTATGTGTGGCTGATGTATTTTTTAGCTATAAAGTGTACCCCATGTTTATAACACATGCTCTCACTACGTATATGTCGTATGATCTCATGTGGATAATTCTTCAGCCTAAAGTTATACACACTCTTAGATATTTAATCATACTTCATCATTTGGTGTGTCTTCTAGCTCTTCTTAGACCTCTTATGCACCCCGAAGAGGCTTTTATAATTAGTTTCGCAGGTCTAGTTGAAATTGATACATCTTTATTAATCATTCGAAGACTTACTCCTAGAGATAGTTATTTTTACCCAATGATAGACCAGATGTACCATGCATCTAATGTAATCATTCGAGCTGGTTATGAGACCTGTATGACGTTGTTACTGTGGGTATTATATGCACGTGAGAGTATGTACACAAAATTACACGTTCTTGGATGTCAGTATTTCATAAATATTTTCAGTTGTGGAATTTGTGCACTCACTTTTTCGAAGAGGAACCCCGCTTTGAAGGAAGTTTAGGTATTATCTAAGCAGAACAGATAACCATCACCGTCGGACGGCCGCGGGCCATTAAATCCTTTTCCTCCATCACAACACACAAATCTACCCATGCTACCGAAATCACCCTCAGAATCATCATGACATTCCTTAAAACTTTTATATTGACCGGTTTCGGCTTTCTGACTAGTGGTCATACTGGCCTCCTCTTCCTCCACCGCTGCGGCGGCGTCTCGGGATGGCTGAGCTGCCTCATATGCAGCTAACGCTGCATCACCTATATCTGATGAGCTGGGACCCGACGGAGTAGGAGTAGGAGTGGGTTCAGTTGAGGGACCTGCAGAGGGACCAGCTGAGGGGCCGGCTGAGGGGCCGGCTGAGGGGCCGGCTGAGGGGCCTATAATTTCAGAGTCATCTTCACGAGTAAATATATATAACATAGATGATGATGAACAACATAACATCATAACTACAAAAAATATAATCCTTCGATCCATGTTTTATTATACTTTAAGATTTAAATCTAATATACGAGTAGTATGCAAATATTCGTGAAAACACTTACTGGAAAAACTATCACTCTTGAGGTTGAATCCTCTGACACTATCGATAACATCAAGGCTAAAATTCAAGATAAGGAAGGAATCCCTCCTGACCAACAGCGACTCATCTTCGCTGGGAAGCAGCTAGAGGATGGACGCACCCTAGCTGATTATAATATCCAAAAGGAGTCTACTCTACACCTAGTTCTCAGGCTCAGAGGTGGTGGGGACAAAGAATCCAAGCCCAAGCGTAAACCTAATGCATACATGAACTTTGTCAAGAAGATACGACCCGAGGTTGTGAAAGAGAACCCAGATCTCAGTTTCACTGACATTGGTAAGAGGTTGGGTGAGATGTGGAGAGCCCTTTCAGACGACGAAAAGAAAAAATATGCAAAGTAAATGATTATGTATTGGATACAATAAAGGGAACTTGTTGCGGCTTCGGTGCCGGGATTTTGAAAATTATATTACCACTAATACTAATTCTTTCTTTATCACTTGTGTAAAATGGATAAACCTGATGGCATAAATCACTAGGAAAAAAACAACAAGCTCCATTCATTTCAGGTGACATTGGTATAATATAATCAGATACAGATCTAGAATTATCATTAGAATACATAAAGCTAAAGTTACCTCCCGGATCGCCGGAAAAATTCGGCGGCGTTGCGGGATGCGAACTCAAAACAGCGGCCTCGTCTTCATAATCATAAGGAATATCCATCCATATTACAAAAGAGAACATACCATCATGGTTATGTATAGGTTGAAACTCACCTTTCTTTTGAAAGTTCACCCATAAACCATTTAAACATGGTTTCATTTCTAACGTGGGGTGTATCCCAACTTTTATATAGGCGGATTCAAGTTCTCGGTTAATAAAATTATGCATCATCGGATTATCAACTTGATTATATACAACGTTAAATAAGTTTTCAATAATCAAATTTTGTGGATCCTCAAGTTTGTATGAATGAGATATATGATAGGCTAAGTCTTTCTTTACGTTTATCTTCTTTTCTTTTGCTACATCAATACAATCCCATAAGTAGTCAAACATTGATTGTGATAATTTAAAAACTTGTGCCATAGTGTCTTTATTTATACGAAGATCGGTTCTATCTGACATTGTATTATTAATACCACTAAACTTTAAATTAAAAAGCTTAAGGGAAACACCTGAAAGATGAATAGATGCCTCTCGGGGTCAAGAAGCTTTCATTCGATGCTCGTTTGCCTACTCGTGGTTCTGATGGTGCTGTGGGATATGATTTATATAGCTCCGAAGATGCGACTGTACCGTGTCAAGCGGGGCGAGCTTTAGTGAGTACTGGTATTGCACTGTCTATCCCCGATGGTCTGTATGGGCGTGTAGCCCCTCGTTCTGGTCTAGCTGTAAAGCACTGCATCAATGTTGGTGCGGGTGTTATTGATCCCGATTATACCGGTGAAGTCAAGGTCGTCCTATTTAATCATGGTACGGAAGACTTTGAAATCAAGAAGGGTGATCGTATCGCTCAACTTATTTTGGAGAGGTGTGATACACCTATGATCAAGGAAATTGGTCTACTCGAAGAGACCCTAAGGGGTGATGGAGGTTTCGGATCTACAGGTCTTTGAAGATACTTTCTTGACAATACCATAAGTCCTCAGGTGTAGGTAAAAAAAGTATACCATGACTCATAGTCATAGATAATTTTGCTTTGTTAATGTTAGGGTAAGTATATAATATCCATCTTTCCCAGTATTCTGCTCGGAAGAAATCCTCCCAATCTTCTATAGAACTTTCTTTAACTTTCAACATTTCTCTCTGTATTTGACCCGAATCCGTTTCTATTCGCAGCTTCTTAGGAATGATAGCACCTTTCATAAGAAGTTGTGCACGCATTAGTCTTGCATCACCGTGATCTGTATAATATTGTCGATGATTATCACCGAAATCTATAGTTCTCCTACTTGGTAAGGTAACTCTCAATTTATGGGTAAATGTAGGACTGGGTTGTAGGACGACGTGCATTATAAATTAAAGATTAGAATATATAAAACGGTATGTCACGCAATATTATAGATGTATATGATCGGTCTATATTTGAGATGAAAAATCTATTTACACCCGAAGAGTGTAAAGAATATATAGAGTTTTACGAGGAAAGTTTCGTCCCCAAATTTCAAGGTCGAACGATTGATACAAATGGTACATTATCAGTGGATACTAATTTTAAAGATTCACTTGATGCACATCTTTTTGGTGATGGTAGGGCGCCAAATCAACCCCCAATAGCACAGAGACTATGGAACTTGTACATGGATAAATTGAAAATATGTCATTCAGAATATATGAAACATATGGCACCTCTTGACCCTACGGAGCCGCATGGTCCTTTCATATTAAAAAATTTCATGCTTAGAGGTCGCTCAACGACGCCACAAATACAAAGAACCGATAAAGGTCGTAATGGATTTAATTGGCATACAGATGCTTCTGGGTGTGGTCAGAAAGAGACACGAAACCTTGCAGTGATTATATATTTAAATGATATAGATGAAGCAAATGGTGGTTCAACAGAGTTCAATTCTGGTAGAAAAGTACAACCTGAAATGGGTAAGGCTCTATTTTTTCCTGCGTCTCACTTACATATACATAGGGGTAATCCTATTTTGAATGGTCCTTCTAAATATATAATAACATGCTTCATAGAAGAATGGTCTAAAGACTCTTACCAAACTGATATTAGACACTTGAAAGGACTTGTGATCCAGGATCCCTAATAGACGATTAATGATTAAAGATATAAGGATATAGGGTAACATGGATGACTTTATTATAGAAATTAAGAATGCATATCCCGACGAGTTATGTGATGAATTTTTACACGAATGGGTTACTCCTACATATCACCTCATGTCAGAAATGCACCCCAATATTCCCATGGATATTCATTTAAAAGTTAAATCAAGTCAGGATATGTTTTTTCAATTAGGTTCCAACGACCCACGCCATCGCGGTAGTGCTCAAGATATATTGAATAATAAATATCAAGAAATAATGACAAACGTTAAAAAAAAATATACGGATATTCTGATTGAAAAGGGGTTAGATCGTCGTTCTATGGTACCACCTGAAGGATATATGCTCCAAGATCATATTCTACATTCTATTCAAACAGGAATAGTATTGTCAAGAACTGATCCTGGTCAAGATTACAACTGGCATATAGATTCCGTGTTCGGAGATTTATCTAGACAAAGATTGCTGACATGTATACTGTATTTAAACGATATGGATGAGGATGCGGGTGGTTGTACAGAATTTTCAAATGGTAGATCTGTTAGACCAGAGAAGGGTAAAGTTTTAATTTTTCCCGCAACCCCTCAATATGTACATAGAGGTGCCATAGTAAAAAAAGGTTCTAAATATGGGATAACAACATTCACGGTATACGCTCCACCTGAACGTGAGGAGCGCTTCACTGGGCTACCATTTATAGTTAAACCCGACCACTAGTAATAATTCTAGAAATTTGACTAATTGTGGGTACAGAAACACCAATCTTCTCTTGCATGACTCTCTTGTTCAGTTCAGGTTTAACACTTGAATGTAATAATCCTGCTGCGATACTTTTTGCGTGCCTGGACATGAGCGCGGGGGGAATATTGTTGATAAATTTCGAGAATCTTAAAGTGCCGTCATGAATATCAAGCTTGGTGCCCATCCATAGGATGTATTTCCAAATATTTTGTTGATAAGGTGTCAACTTTTTCGCGCCGGTCGCAGGAAATAAAAGAGTGCCACATGGCGTGATATAAAAGGGACGTTTTTTCGTCAAGTCATTACGAAATGATGTTTTTGAAGTCGTTTCAAGTTTAGCAACTTTTTTTTTCAGTTTTCTACACTTCTTTTTCAACTTTTGATTCTGCAATACAAGTTCGGTGACACCAGATTTCACCTTGCGAACAGAATCAAGAGTTGGAGTTTTTGTTTTCGTTTTCACCATATTGGATGTTTTGAACTTACTTTTTCAATATTTACATACGACTTAGGTTTTGTTTAGTTACCGAACGCGACACCTCCCATACCATCCTTGATACGAAGGATGTTATAGTTGACCGCGTACACCCGATGAAGAGCGTTACCACCCGTTGGGTTTACAAGGGTGAGTTTGGCGTTGTCGATACGACTGAAGTTTAGTGTACCTGTGGGCTGCATCTTGCTGAGGTTGATGCAGAATGGCCATGTGTAAGTGGGTAAATCCTCGAGAACATCATCGGGAAGATCTGTGCTGTGCATTTCTGGTACGACTGTGTGGTGGTACATAGCCGAAGTTTCTTCGAATAGAGCTGTACCGTTGATGTAAAGTGAGGCCTTGTCGAAAGTGAACGCCGTGTCCCAATCGGCACCCGCGGTGGTGTTACCAGAGACGAGGTGAAGAGACTTGACGGGGTGGTTGAAATAACTGATATCAATCTCAGTATCCTCCTTGGCAGCAAGTTGGTGTTGGGTTTGGGTGATCAGAATCTCATGCTGAGTATCAGTGAAGTACTTACGCTCATCTGTGTCTAAATACACATAGTTACCCCAAATCTTGGGAGATCCAACGGGTGTGTAACCGTCCCTGCACTTAATCCTTATCTCGACATCATGAAATTGTAATGCCACGAGTGGGAGGCACTTAGTGTAATCTTCACCAAAGAAGAAAGGGATCATAAAGTGATCACCACCATGGTTAGACTTCAGGGTGGCAGTCGAAGCGCACATCGAAGACTTGGCTTGACTGTCACGCATGAGGGGGTTGTGTACACCTTGTATAAAGAGTGAATCAATCTGGCTAACCTTTTGGCCACCAATATAAAGACTGAATTCCGTGGGGTTAGACGCAGTAGAAGAGAAAAGACCGTCTGGGTTGTCTTGTACGTTAGAAACGAGCGAATCTTCAATCCAGATGTAGCTCACGAGGTCACCCTTAGAGCGGATGGGAATACTAATTTCATTGTTCGCACCAAATGTACCAATGAAATCCATGCGCTCTGGCTTCATAGCGAAGTTGGCATGACGCTTGTAATTTTGACGGAAAAAGCTGACCTGAGGATCACCCGTGATGAAAACATCCTGGGCACCCACCGAAACGAGTTCGATCAAAGCAGCAGACATTTATTAATAAATGATATTAAAATTTTGGCTCATAGTATACATATGGTAGTATTCCAAGCGTTGACATGGGAGGCACGGGATGTTGAAGGTGAACATCAAATCAGTATTTTTGGTAAGACGGAAAATGGTAAATCAGTCTGTGTAACAACAACATTCGATCCATACTTTTTTGTGAAGCTCCCAAGGGGTACAACAGACCAGGACGTCAGTCGTCTTTACAATGACATATGCAGATTAAAACGAGACCATGTAACTAGTTATAGTTTGACGAAACAGAAGGACGTCTGGGGATTTCAAAATAATGAAGAATTTCATTTTATGCATCTCAATTTCAAATCACTGGAGCATAGACGAAAAGTTAATTCAATTTTCATGTATAACAATGAGTTCAAACAATATCATGTCTATGAATCAAATATAGACCCTGTCCTGAGACTCATGCATAGAACCGGAATCCAATCCACAGGTTGGTTGGATACTGGTGATACATGTGTTCGTTCTCACCTGGCTAAAACTGATATTGATTTATGGTGTAATGACTGGTCAACACTTAAACCAGTCGAACGAGATGATATTGCCCCATTTATCGTTGCCTCGTTTGATATTGAATGTAATAGTTCTACTGGTAAATTTCCAGATCCAAACGTCCCCGATGATGCTTGTTTTCAAATCGCAATCTCTCTGTGTAAGTTTGGTAGTGATGAACCATACGAGAAAGTGTGTTTATGCTACAAAAAGACTGATGGACCTGATGTTATTAGTTTTGATACTGAAAAAGAAATGCTTTTAGCGTTTAAAAAATATATGAACGAAAAGGATATTGACATTCTCACTGGGTGGAATATTTTTGGATTTGATTTAGAGTACATTTACAAACGTGCTACTATGGTTGGGTGTGGAATCGATTTTTATCAGCTTGGAAAACTCAAGGATACAGAGTGTCACTTGGTGATGAAAAAATTAAGCTCGAGTGCTCTGGGTGATAACTTTCTAAAACTCTTGCCTATGTCTGGTCGTTTTGTATTCGATATGTTTCATGAGGTTAAAAAGGGATACAAGTTAGATTCGTACAGTCTCAACAACGTTTCTAAACTGTATCTCGGTGATCAAAAAATTGATATGGCTCCAAAAGAAATGTTTGCTCGTTTTGTAGAAGGTGATCCTAAAAAGTTATACGAAGTGGCAGAATACTGTATCAAAGATACACTTCTCCCACACAAACTAATGAAAAAGATGTGCATCCTACTAAACCTTGTAGAGATGGCAAAGGCAACATGGGTACCTGTATCTTTTTTGGTTGAACGTGGACAGCAAATCAAGGTATTTAGTCAGTTGTCTAAAAAGGCTCGTGAATTGGGTTACATGGTACCAACGATTAAATATGGTTCTCTCCCTGAAGAGCAATACGAAGGTGCAACTGTTCTAGAGGCACAAAAAGGTGCGTATTACACTCCAATTACAGCTCTAGATTTTGAGGCTCTGTACCCGTCTATCATGATGGCACACAACCTCTGTTATTCTACATACGTCATGGATGAGCGACGATATGGTAAGATCCCTGGGATTACATACGAAACATTTAACATTGGAAATAAGACGTATAAGTTTGCACAAGATGTACCGAGTCTATTACCAGCCATTCTTATGGAGCTTAAACAGTTTCGTAAAAAAGCCAAAAGAGATATGGCACAAGCAACAGGTTATATGAAGGAGGTGTACAATGGTAAACAGTTAGCCTACAAAGTTTCGATGAACTCTGTGTATGGTTTTACAGGTGCGGGTAAAGGTATTCTCCCATGTGTACCTATTGCATCTACGACAACGTGTAGGGGTCGTGGTATGATTGAAGAAACTAAGACTTATGTTGAGGCAAACTTCCCCGGTGCAAAGGTAAGATATGGTGATACGGATTCGGTGATGGTTGAGTTTGATGTAGGTGATCGTAAGGGTGTAGAAGCTATTGAGTATAGTTGGGAGATTGGTGAACGAGCTGCGGAGGAGTGCTCAGCCCTTTTCAAGAAGCCAAATAACCTAGAGCTTGAGAAGGTTTATTGGCCTTATTTTTTGTACTCAAAGAAACGATATGCAGCCAAGTTGTGGACAAAGGGTAAAGATGATCAAATGCACATGGACTATATAGATGTAAAAGGTCTCCAACTTGTTCGACGAGATAATACACCTCACATGAGAGAAGTGTGTAAGGAACTATTAGATGTGGTCTTAACTTCTGGAGATCCGGGTCCTCCAAAAGAACTTGCGAGGGGGAGAGCAAATGAACTCCTATCGGGTGAAATACCACACGATAAACTTATTTTGAGTCAATCACTCTCAGATTCATACAAAGTTGGTGGAAAGAGTGTATCGATTAATAGCCCCGAAAGTATACATATAAACCAAGCACATGTTCAAGTGGTCAATAAAATGAGACAAAGAAAGCCTGGATCTGAGCCACAATCCGGTGACCGGGTGCCATATCTACTTACAAAAACTGATAATTCTAAGGCGAAGGCTTTTGAGAAATCAGAGGATCCCAAGTATGTTGAAGAGCATAACATCCCTGTCGATTACCATTACTATTTTGTGAATAAGTTTTTGAATCCTGTGTGTGATCTTCTTGACCCTCTATTTGAAAATACAAAACAGGAAATATTTGGTGATATTATTGAACAGTATAAACCACCAAAGAAAGTCACTGGTCCAGCCTTGAGTGGTATGAAAAAGGAACAATTGATTGAAGAATGTGAAAAGAATAATCTTAGTGGTGAAGGTACGGCATTGGTATTACGGGATCGTATTAAAATGTTTAGACAAAAACAAAACTCTGTTGAAGACTTATTTAAAAGCTACACGCAATCTAATGATAAGGCATGACAAACAAAAATAAATTTACAAAAATTGTAATTGACAATATCAAAAATATAATTAACGAACATCTTCCCGATCTCTTAGAAGAATCATGCAATGAATTTATTTACGACATGATCGATGAAGAAGCTAATGAACGAGTAAATAAAAAACTTGATGAAGTATCCAAAGTGCATGGTATCCCACTAGATCTATTATTGAGGGGGGCGGATGATGTTACCATATGTAAAGGTACAAAAATCAAAGATGGTGTCACACATAGATGTTCATTTAAAGCCGTTGACGGTGGGTATTGTAAATTTCATAAAGTTCAAGGAGACAAAATTAAAAAACGAGATCTCTCTAGTATAAATAGTCATACACACGGACCCGAACAAATGTTCGTTAAAGGGTGCCCCGCATGTGAAAGTAAAAACAAGCTTATAGATTTGTGTCCTTATATTAAATAATGAGTAAATCGACTATTCTACTAACATCAATAAACAACTTTTATAATGAGGAAAAGAATCGAACTAAATTAATGAACATTCTAGACAAGACAAGTGGTATATCACTTAGAAATTTGGAGTGGTTTATAACGAATTACGCAAAAAAGAATAATACAACTTACACGACACAA